GAGGTGTATGATATGATTTGTATGTGTTTAGGTTCTACTAATGTTGTGAACCACTGTGCAATGTATCTAGGCGATAATAAAATACTTCAGATGATTGAGAATAGGCCTAGTGGTGTGTATACTTTTAATAGATATTTTCAACAATACACAGTAAAGAAAGTAAGATGGAAAAATTTACCAAACTAAAAGAAGATATGAATAATCATGCTTTGAGGGACTATCCTCTTGAAGCTGTTGGTATTGTCACAAAAGACTTTAGCTATATTCCTTGTAAAAATATCAGTGATGTACCAAAAGATACTTTTTACCTTGACCCGGCTGATTTGGTAAAAAACGACGGCAATATTTGGGGAATATTTCATTCACATCCAGGCTCTGATAATCCTATTCCTAGTGAAGAAGACAAAATTGGAGCAGCATTTCAAGAGTACAAATTTTTAGTTGGATTCAATAATAAATTTTACATATACTGGTATGATAATAATATTGATGCACTAATTTTTGATGATTTTGAGGAGAAACATTGCTCGTAACGATTAAAATTCATTCTGCTTTTTCAAAGTTTTTTCCAAAATCTGAGTTTAAAGCTGATCTCAATAAATATGCAGATATTCCTTTTTATTTAGGATCAATGCATCCGCGTTTTTCTCGGTATGCGAATGCTATTGATCACGGCGACTGCCAAGAGGGCTACGCTCTATTAGACAAAAACTTAAAGTTAGTACGAGATCAAGATTTATTTATAAAATCTATAAAAGCAGATGATGTTTTTTACTTAACACCCGCTATTGTAGGCGGTGGAGGTAAACGAGGTAATATGTTACTTCTTTTAGCTGCCGCTATAGCTCTTCCTGGTGTAGTTAGTGCTGCAACGGGGGGCACTTTTGCAGGTGGTTATAGTTCTGCAGCGGCTGTGGGGGAAACAGCTTTAACTGCATCTGGTGCAAGCTCTTCAGCAGTTGCTTTATCACAGACTATTGCGATTAATGCAGGATTAGCTATTGTTACTTCAATGTTTACCTCACGGGGTAAGATAAAAGAAACTGACCAAAACATAAGACAAAATGATATGTTTGGAGCACTTCAAAATACTATTGATAGTGGGACTCCTATTCCTTTAATATATGGTATGCATCGTGTTCCTGGTCAATTCATTAGTGGTTATCTTGATACCGTTGACCACGGTAAATCTGATGTGATAACTGTTCAATCAAGGTTTGAATCATGAGACGAGAATATACTGAATTTGATAACCGTAAAGTTCCCGTCATTAAAGGTGCTTTTGGCGGCGGTGGAGGTGGGGGTAATCAAGGCTTCAATGAAGATCCGAACTCCTTATTCTCAACTGATATTCTTTTCTTGCTTACTGCACTAGGTGAAGGCCCAGTATATAGAATTAATCCTAATGGTCCACAAGATATAGAGATTTCTGAAAACTCAATCAATGATTTGATTAAAATTGATGGCGATGGCACCGAAAATACAGATCTTTTCAAAACTCTTAGTAGAACTGGAACAATTACTCAATCTGTTCTAAGACAGTTTGGGCAACAAACAGTTACACCACAACAGTTTGCATCTCCAGTCACTCTGAAAAAAGGTAATGTAGCAGGCGTTCCTGAATCTAAAGTTTTACTACAAGAGACAAGTGCTAGAGCTTGGGATGAGATTAATGTTACTCTAGTAATACAATCTTTATTTAAGCAAGAAGATAATGGTGATATTAAAGCTCACTCCGTAAAAGTAAGAGTCACATTTTTTGATAGTACAGGAACTACTGAGATCGGTGTTGTCAATGAAGAGATTAACGGTAAAACTAATACTCCATACAAAAGACTTATTAAGTTTGTTATACCAGAAGCGTCAAAGTCTGACAATGGATATAGATTTACTGTAGAAAAAACTTCAGACGAGTCTGATAGTTCTAAGATTAGTGCTACTGTGCAAGTTACAGGGTGGTTTGAGATAGAAAATACTCCTCAAACGTTTCCTAGAACAGCTCTAGTAGGTTATGCTATTAAATCTATTAATGAGCATTCTGGTGGAATACCTAATATGAGCTCTTTAGTAAAGGGCTTAATTGTAAAAGTACCTTCAAATTATAATCAACCAATTCTAACTGACGGACAGATAGATTGGAGAGAATTAGAACTTCCAGAAACAGGGACTTATGGTTATACTACTAATGGGTATAGTCTTCAAAATACTGGAACTAGTAATAAACTTACGTCTGCAAATCCTCAAATATACGTAGGCACTTGGGACGGTACTTTTGTCTATTCATGGACTCAAAACCCTGTGTGGATTATTTATGATATTCTTACCAATAATACTTATGGTCTCGGCATTCCAGAAGACAATATTGACAAGTATAAATTTTATCAAGTAGCACAGTATTGTGACGCTTGCGATGCCATTACTGGTAACTTTATTGGGGTATCAGGTCAGGCTGATGGATCGTTTAGATATAAACCAAGAGACCAATTTACTACTGTAAGACAAAAACTTGTAGGCGTTCCTGTCGGTACTCAAGTGTTAGAAAGACGTTTTACTCTTGATACGATCATCTCTGATCAACAACAAGCAATGGAGTCACTTAATGCTATTGCAGCTTCCTTTAGAGGTACCTTGGTTCATAGTTTTGGGAAAATATCTCTTGCAGTTGACATGCCGGATCAACTTCCTTCTATGGTATTTAATGAGACCAACATCAAATCTGGATCTTTTCAGATAAGCGGTGGAAGAGAGAGTGATATTGTAACTGGTGTAGATGTGAGTTACATTGAACCAACAAATCATTATAAAAGAGAAGTAGTCAGAATTGACACTATTGATTCTAATGATGGTACTGATAGAAGTACTATTGAGAACATTTTATCATTAGACTTAGCAGGCGTGACTAAAAGAAGTCAAGCATTAAGATTCGCACAGTATCAAATCGCTGCATCTCGTTATTTACGCAGAGTAGTAAACTTTACAACGTCAACTGAGGCATTAAATCTAGCTCCTGGTGATGTAATCTCTGTTTCTCAAAACATGACAGGTATAAACTATGGCTTTGGCGGTAAAGTTGTAGCTAATTCTGGAACAGAGTCAGGAAAAGCTTATGTATACCTAGAGCATTTTACTAGCCCAACTCTTTCTAATTCTACTTTTACTGGTAATACTTATCCTCTAGCTTTAAGAATAATTAAGGCAGATTCTGACAGGGTAGACCTATATATTTTAAGTAACTCAACTTTTACTTTAACTTCTACTGATAATGTGTCAACAGGTTTTGATGAAGCCAATGTTAGTGTGGTAGCCAAATACAATCCGATTACTAAGTCTTTAGACTCTTACTCAACTTTTACTTCAAATAACGTTCCTCAGAGAGGTGACTTATGGAGCTTTGGTGAATGGGAAAATCCTGGTAATTTCTATACTAATAAAGCTGGTAAACTTTTCACAGTAGCAGAAATCGAGAGAGAAACAGAAAACGAAGAAATAAAGATTGTAGCAAAAGAGTATGTCTCAAACGTATATGTTGATTCAGATACTTTTATTGACTATACTCCTACAGCTTATTTAGACATTGAGAGCGGTTTTTCACAACCACCTGCACCTTTAATTAATTTACGTAAGAGACTAAGAAGAAGAGCAGATGGCTCAGTTGTGAATGATATTTTGATTGAAAACCAAACGGACAGACTTGGTTATCAACAAACATACTCTACTGAGTATTTTGTATCACGTCCTGTATCAACTACTTTAATAAATAACTCTTCCTCTTCAGTTTTATCGCTTGTAGTTGACAACTCAGCTGCATTAGCTAATAACGCGTTAAACTCTACAATTACTGGTAAAAATGGCTTTGGTAGTTTTGCTGGTGAAATAAGGTTGCTTTGTAATGCTTTTTCCGGTGTAGATAACGGTGATGGCACAAGTAATGTAAGATTTACTATTGAAGGATTAAATGTAGTCCATGACGTTAATTTTAATAAACACGTACTAGAGGTAAATGATTCCTCGTTTTTAGGATTAAAAGGCGATGATCAAATTACAGTTCCTTTAAAGGAAAAAACTGAGGTAAATAGCTTAAGAAACTTTGTTGCATATGCTCCTGATACTGTTGCTGTTGCTGCTAATATTGTTACGTTTGACAAAACAGCTGACACAATTGATATTGAAAACACGTTAAGTAATGGAACAAATTTGATTGATTTATTACCTCCTGCTCCTTTTTATATAACAATTAACCAACTGTTAGATGCTAGATTTTATGCAAATAACTCTTTTTATGTGAGTGGTACAGATAAATTAGTAGAATTAGAAAATACATTTAGTGTCGCTACCGGTGCTGTTCAGTATATTGATTTACCTGTTCGTGTTCGTGATCAAAAATTTGTTAGACTTTATGTAGATGGAGTTGAAAAGTCAGCTGGACAGTTTACTCTTAATAAGAACTCAACATATAGGGATAATGTTGCATATACTACGGAAAGTAGTGATACAACTTATAGAGTTGAAATTGATCATTATACAGTTCCTGCTATAGAAGTAGGAGATAATGTTACTACAGGTGCAGGTAATGTTTTTGCAGTTATAAATACTAGTTTTGATCCTTCTATAGCTGCATATAATACACAGCTGACAACTAACTCTATTTTTAGGATTGAGTTGGAAAGTGCTCCCACAAATAATTTAGCTTCTGTAGTATTAACCAATGTATCACCTAATCCTGTTGGTATTCTTAATAATATTTCATCTAACACATGCACATTTGATTATGATGAGTCTGTATATCCAGGTAATTTTAGGCTTGCTAACTCTGGTATCTATGACCTTCAAGTAAGTGCAGATTATGAACGTGTGTTTTTAACAGAGGATCAGATTATTACTGATGTTCCTAACGGTATTACCTCAGTAAAGGCTAGAAATATTAATAATCAAAAACGAACCAGCCCCTTTGTTGAGAAAAATGTAGTGATTAATAGTTTACCTATCAGAAAAGTGACAGGTATTGTTGTTACCGAATCACTGTACAGAGAGCAAAATTCTGGAGTAGCAGTAAGAGCTACTTTAGCTTTTGATCACATAACAGATCAAGAAGTTACTGATTATGAGATTTCTTACAGACTTGATGCAGTTGATGCTATTGGCGAAAATGATGGTGGAACTGATTTATTATCGTTCAATACTTCAAAAGTTTCTGCTGCTGGTGTAGAGAGTGATGGTAAGATTAGATTTACAGTTAGTGGTCTAAATAGAGGTGAGACAAGCGGTACAAATACTATTTTCTTTAGAATAACTCCTCTTAACAAAAGTATTAGAGGCGTAACTACAACAACAAGTAAAGCTATTTTAGGCAAAACAGCACAACCTCTCAACGTTTATAACTTTAGAGGCGCTCAGTCTACTGACCAGATTAGTCTATTCTGGGAATATGAGAGAAAAAATGATGAACTTGTAGACTTAGATTTAAAAGAGGTAGTTATTAGACGAATAGAAGGCACTCAGCCAACAACTTTGGCTAATTTTATTGCTGCTGCACCTTTTGTCACAGTAGCAGGAGCTGAACAGCGAATTACTGTGCCTATTGACAGGTTTGGAACATTTACATATCTTGTAAGAGCTAGAGATACTAGCGGTAACTTTAGTGAAGATGTGGCTGCTATCACACTAACTACAGTAAGACCAAAAAATACAGATGTTGTAGCAGCATATAACGAAGATGATCCTTCAACTGATTTTACTGATATTGTTAATACAAACTCTGGAGAGTTTAACTTTCCTTCATTTGCAAATTCTAATACAGGAGGGCTCGCATATGCATATACTTCTGCTGTAGACAATGCTAATGGTACATCTACTGGATTTTCTGCAATTGGAGGCTCTCCTACTGACTTACTAGCAGATGAAGCTGCTACATATATAACCCAAGTAAGAGATTTTGGACAGAGCGTAACTGGTGTTGTTGGGATTGAGATAGAAGGCTCACAATCTATTCAAACTACTTGGAATGACCAACACGAACAAATTATTGAAAGCACTACTGAGACTGCCCCTAATAGCACTGTGCTGGTAGATTCGTCTTTTGGCGGAATTGGTCATATCGTTGGGTTTGCTAACTCTAGTCCTTTAAACTTTAGATACGACTCTAATAATCAAACTCTTATGAGTGGTAGTCAGTCAGGCAATGTTTATGCTATTCACCTACACGGTAATTTTACAAATGATGAGGCTAACGCAAATGTTTTCGCGTTTATTGCTGGCTCTATTAACGCAAATGCTATTGCTTTAGGAGAAACCTATTGGGCAAACGGTGAGTCTACTGGTGGTAATACAATGGCTAATCTTGCTGTTGCAGGAACTTCTTACTACTTAGTAGATTTAAAACAGTATAGTGACTTTGGTAATGCTGAGACTTTTGAGGGAGATATCGGAAAGCTTACTACTCAAACGTTTATTAGAACCTCAGATGAAACCTCTGTATTTTTTGCAAATGGAAATGTGGATGTGACCAAATTTACTGGATACGAAGTAAATGATGGATATATTCCTTATGAAGCAGGCTC